GTTGACTACCAACCATAAAGGTTTAAACTATATTAATACCATTGTAAGCAACTAATACCATTGTAAATCCCAATTTTGTTAATTCTATCATATCACGGTTATTGATTGTTTTTTTATGGGTTAAATTGCTAATTGTTTCTTTAAATTTACCCGTGATATAATAATTGATTGTCCCGTAGTTATTTTTAATATAATATTTTATTTCTTTATCCATTGTGCTTTTTTATCCTTTTATTAAATAACAATTTCTTTTATTGTTATACTTATAGTTTAACATACTTTTTATTAAAAGTCAATAGGTAAATGCTATTTGTACAATATAGTTATCCACAGAGATTTAAACACACAATAGCACTTGTGTCAAGCACACCTATTAAACACCTTGTCAAGTAAAGCAATAGGCTTGCTTGTGGTTGATAGTATAACATTATCAGAATGGATTGCGGGGTGTTGTTATTTGCCACCCTATAACTATTATTTTTTTTTTAACTATAATATAGTTATGATATAGTTATGATATAGTTATGGTATAGATCATATGGTATAGCTCATATGGTATAGCTCATAGGAGCTCTGGGGAACTTTGATATAGTTCTGGGGGTATACAAAACAGCCCTATATATCCAGGACTACGAGATTACCATAAACACTGGTGTATGGCCCTTATACTATATTAGTCAGTGTTTATCAGTATTTATTACATGTCGGACAATACATATTGTGCGACATACAATATAGTCGTGGAAAAAGGGAATCAACAAAGATGAAGAATAAGATGAATACACCTCATATAGTTTTTTCCTAAAATGAAGAATCACCAAGACTCATATAGTTTTTTCCTAAAACTCAATATCACCAAGGCTCATATAGTTTTAATGAATAATAACCATTTATTATCATAAAACATATCCCAGTATTAACTGTTATTGTGTATAACCTGTGTATAAGTATTGTAGTGGTATATACAGTTTTGCATGCTATTGACTTTTTTTAAAAAAAGATATATAATATAGTCAAATAAAGATTTTTCATTTTTATTTTTCATATTTGCTCGGAACCTTTGGGTTCTGAGTAAAGGGTAGCAGATGCATAACTACTCTTTACTGAGAATCCAATTCTCTTAAAAAATATAATTAATTAATCCTTTGTTGTAATAGGGTCAAAGTAAAAAACTCCTATTCCAGTTAACCTTATGATTATATCAGGTACTAATGCGAAAGAGTGGAAAAACAGTTGACGACTCTGTCCGCTCCTTGTCGTTAGTATCGGATACAATAAAATCTAATTAATTATCATCATTTAATATTTACTATCATTGTACAAGATAATAAATCTTATCTAACTGAAACATATTCTTTTGCCTATACGATAGGGTAAAAGTCGTTCTATAAACTTATTATTTTACTTCTATTCTTTATAGTCGCCAACTCTGTAAAGAGTAATAAAGAGTAGAATTAAGATAATAAGTATTGTTAAAAAAATTTGATTTTGAATATAGGGCAGTAAATGCATAACTGCTCTATACTGAGAATCCAAATTCTTTATTAAAAAAGTGTTGTAGTTTTTTTTAATGGTTTTAAGAATTTATATGAAATACGAAAAACCTTGATTCTATATAGGATGAAAGCATAAAAACAAATACGTTGGTATTAGGTTCAAAGACCCAGTTAAGTTATATACTGGTGCTTGGAAAATAAAGCCTTTCTATATAAAGAAGTTATTGCGCGTTTATGATGGGGTAACCTGTGTAAAAGAGTTGGATAAGATTGAATCAGAATTATTTAAGAATAAAGTTAATCGTAACAAGGTTAGACATAGTGCTAGATTACTACAAGAGTATTTCAAAAGGCACTACGCCGAAGTCTGTGGTAAGGAATTAAATATATATACTATAGAGAGGTTAATTATGTATTACGATAAATGGAAAGCATGGAAGTTCTTTGGAAGGCCTATGGTATCTGCAGATGACTTTATAGCAGATAGGTATTTTGAAGAGTATAAAGAAGCATTTAACAACCATAACAAAAATAAGTTTATTATATGATAAACTTTAAAAAGGATAAATATGAGTTTTTACGACGAAGAGAAATCAAGATTATTAGTTGAATTATCAGCACGCAGACAAAGGCGTAGCGATATTTTAGAAAAAATAGCTAGTATTCAAGATACTAAATTAACAAGAGACCAGATAGCTAGACTTAAGCTTTACCTAGATACTACCTTAAATGATGAACAGATTATAGCTAATAGACTGTGAGGTAAACCAGTTGATAGAATACAAGAAATAGAAAGGTGCTTGATAGTAGAAAAATAATATACTTTAAAAAATCGTTATGAATGATGGGGAACAAGAAAAAATAAACTTCTCAGAACTAGCTAACTTTTCTCCAAAACAAAAAGAAGCTGAACAAGCACTTAGGAACTATAAGTATGTATTATATGGAGGTGCGTTAGGAGGAGGCAAAAGTTACTGAATTAGATGAATCTTATTGAAACTATTGTTACTATATTATATGCAGACTAAACAAAAAGGTATTACAGTAGGTTTATTTTGTGAGGACTATCCAGCATTATATGATAGACAACTATCTAAAATTAATTTTGAATTCCCAGAATGATTAGGAAAGTATTCATCAATGACACACTCTTATACATTGAAATCAGAATACGGTAGTGGTTCAATAGTTTTTAGAAACTTAGATGATGTTAGTAAATACAAGTCGGCTGAGTTTGCGGCAATAGCTGTAGATGAGCTGACACAGAATCACGAAGACATGTTTGTTTTCTTAAGAACTCGTTTAAGATGAAAAGGAATTAAGAACACTAAGTTTATAGCTGCTACAAATCCAGATGGAATAGGGTACTTATGAGTAAAGACTAAATGAATTGATAAGGTTTTTCCAGAAGAAGAAAGCGAAAAGGAATTATTCACTTTTGTAAAAGCCTTGCCAACAGATAATCCATATCTAGATGAAAGTTATATCAAATCATTATCATCATTGCCAGAGAAAAAAAGAAATGCTTTATTATATGGGGATTGAGATTCTATGGAAGGTCAGTTTTTTGAAGAGTGAACTACAAGAAAGCATGTTGTGTTTCCATTTGAGATTCCTAACAGCTGAAGGAAGTTTCGTTCTATTGATGTTTCGGGGAAGAATGGTTGAACAGCTTGTGGATGATATGCTCTAGATTACGATGGTAACATTTGAAAATACAGAGAATACTATGCTACCAACTTAGAGTCAGACATACATGCACAAAATATAGCAGAACTAACTGGAAACGAGAAAATACATTATACAGTTATAGATAATTCTGCTTTTTCTAGAATAGGACTACCAGAAACTATAGCAGAGATATATATAAAGAACGGAATACAGAATTTAGTTCCTTCAAGTAAGAATAGAATAGCTGGCTGAGATTTTGTTCATCAATATTTGAGATGAAATGAAAAGGATGGACCAAGATTGAAAGTGTTTAGCAGTTGTAAGAATACTATTAGAACAATTCCAGCTTGTATATATGATAAAAACAATAGTGGAGATTTGGATACAGATTGTGAGGACCACATTGCAGATGAAATGAGATACTTTATTCAAACAATTAGAGATGGTAAATCACAAAGACCAATAACTGCTGCTTATAAAAGATTAAAAGAATTGTATAATAATTAAATATGTTTAAAAAGACAAAAAAATTAAAACAAGAAGATAATAGCAATGTTTATAATCCTGTAGATAGAGAAAAGGAGATTCTTGAATTTGTTGATAATAGAGTTCATAGTATGCAAGAACACAGAAAGAATATACTTGGCAAAAACATTGATGAAGGTTGAAAACAAGCAGATAATGAATATCTGCCAGAAGCTTCTGATACATCTGGAACAGTTCTAGGAGGTAGAGCTCTTGTTTCTGATGATGAAACTGGGTTAAGAAGCAGATTAGTTTCTTTAGCTAGTTTAAAAGATGATTGAAAAGCAAATGTTAAAACTCCAACCTTGTTTGTTAAGATACAAACGGCATTATCTATCATTATAGATAAATCTCCAGAAGCTTTTTTCAAACCAATAAGTAAAAGATACGAAGCGGCAACAAAGATTGCTTATGCTTGTTGAAAATCAAGCTGAGAAACAGACACATCAACACAACAAGTTAAGTTATTTGCTTTTAATCTTATGAAGTATGGTTGAGCTATAGGAAGAACCTATCCTAAGATATTAAAAAGAAAGAAAGATGTTTTAATATCATATGATACAGAAAATCCAGAAAAGAACGAATATGAATCAAAAGAAATAACAGATTTCAATGGTATTCATAGAGAGAACCTAGACCCATATAGAACTTGAATTGATGAAATGACAACTCCTTATGATGCTAACTCAACGAATGATTGATATTTTGAAAAAGATTATGATTACGACACTGCTGCATTAGAATTTGGTAGATATCCAAATTGAAAGTATGTAAAACATACAAGTACTGTAAGTTCTGATAATGAAGTGACTACTGGAAAAGATGAAAGAGGAAATATAATTACTGTTGGTTTTTACGAGAACAAAAACAAAGATTTATCTGGAATTAAGATTCCTAATCAGAAAATATTACTTCACGCATGTCCTTTACCAAATGATGATGGCAAATTGTCTTGTTGACAGACATTATGATACTTAAGAGACTCAAGAACTCCTTATGGACTTAGTTTATGAGAAGTTATCAAAGGAAACAAGCAATTATTTGACAAAATGAACAATATGACAATGGACCAACTTGTTTTATCCATTTATAAGATGTTTTTCTTCACTGGAACGAATTCTTTAACTGGTGATGAGAAAATAGAGATAGAACCAGGCAAAGGGGTACAAAATCTTGGTGGAACTGTTGATTGAATGACTGTTCCAGGTCCAGGTAAAGAAGCTTGAGATGGTTTAAAGTATTTAAGCAGTACTATTGATGATATTACTGGAATTACACCATCATTACAAGGAGAAGTTACTGGTCAAACCTTAGGAGAGATATTACATGCCAGAGAATCAGCTTTGAAGAGAATGAATGTTCCTATTGATAATATAGCTTGAGCTTTGTCTCAGGAAGCATATATTTCATTGTCTTGGATTAAACAAATATATAGTGTTCCAGAAGTAAAAGAATTTGCAACAGAACAACAACTATTTGCTTATGAAAAAGAATCTGGTTTAGAATCAGAACAAATAAATCAATCTGAAGATGGCTCTGTAACTGCTTCATTCTATAAAGAGTTGCCTTTGAAGCTTGAAAAGAACAATGATAGACTTATTGAAACAAAAGAGAACCAATTCTTCCAAATTGGAAAAGATATAAAATATTCTGAACTTAGATGAGAAGGTATTATCAATGTTATCCCATCTTCTATTTTGTCAGTATCTAACGAACTAGAGAAACAAAGAAAACTTGAGGTATTTAACTTAATTGTTCCTTTATTGGGGCAACCACCTGATATATACTCTAAGGCAGTAAAACAAATACTTAATGCTAATGATGAACAAGCAGAAGATTGATTACCAGCAAATTGAGTTGAGTTCTTAATAAATGGTCCAAAACCACCTTCTATATTTGTAGACCAACAACAACAAGGTGGAACAACAAAACCAGGACAAACAGATAACTCTAATAGAGATTCAGCGCAAACAATGCAAGAATCACAGAAACTTACAATGCCAGAAATGAATACAATAGTTCCACAAGGTCAAATCAATTCTACATCTACACAAGAAATAGCTGGAGGAATGCAATAAAAATATTAAAAAATCGTTATGAAAATAAACAAATCAAGGATACGAGCAATGCTAGAGGATAGTAAATGAGATGATGTTGAGGCAGTTGCAAATGAATTAATTGATAAGGTAAAAGCAGAATCGCCAAAAGATGATACAGAATTTAAAACTATATGAAAGGTTGCTTATAAGGAAGGCTTTGTCGCAGGCATTCAAACTTTAATATCTAAACTTAATCAATATGCTCAAAAATCATAATGTAGCTAAATTAAGAAATTTAGCAGGTAAAAACAAAATAAAGGTTGAAATCAACTTTGATAAAGACCATCCAGAGCATGTTAAGATACTTATGAGAAATGAATTTGCTATAGTTGATAGAAAAGAGTTATTTGGAGTTGCTATGCTTTTAGCTAACGAAGAAGACTTGGATAAGATAATAGACACAGGACAACATAAAACAACTGATACAGTACAACATATTAGAGCAATAACTGTCAAGGCACAGAAAGATATAAAGAAAGATGAAGAGGTCGTGTTCAATATACAATATGAAGTTCCCAAGAGGATAGTTGAATATCTTGGGGGAGTAAAAGAAGTAGTAGAATAGTAGGTCGGCTAAAATAATCATCATATCTACAATGATGTAAAATTAAAAAAAGTAGTAAAAAAATTATTATGCCAAACAAAATTAAAAAACCAGCAAAGAAAATTGAGCTTAAAGTTGAGCCAATAGAAGAAAAGACAGAATATGCTACAAAGTCACAATTTGATGACTTATCAAACCTTATAAAAGGATTGATAATAAAAGTTGAAGAAACAACAACAAAAGAACAACCTATAATAAATATTAATCAAGATTCTATTATTAACAAAGATAAATTATCTTTTGATGCTAGAAAGCTTATTGATGCATATTTAGGTGAAGACTTTGGTTTTGAAGTGTCTTATCCATATTTTAGATTGTTTGTTCCATTGGAAAAATCTAATGGGGTCAAATCATACCTTTCTTTCTATAAAAGAGATGTAAGAACGGTGGTATTGAAAGACGGTCAAGGAATAGATGGTATTAAAGCATTTATTTTTAGAGTTAGAAAAAATTTAAAAATTAAATAATTATTATGAAAATTAAATTTAACATTTCACAACGTTTATTATCTATTGGTATTTTAAATCAATTCAAAGGTGATTTAAACAAATTAGCAGAAGTATTGTTTGATTTGAAAGTATTGAACTTAAAACCAGAAGAAATAAAAGACTATGGTATTAAAAATGATGGGAAATCAATTACTTGAGACCCAAAGAAAGATTTAGAAAAAGAATTTGAATTATCAGATACATCAGTAAAAGGAATTAAAGATTTTATCAAAGAGAAAAATGATAAAGGAGAATTCACTGTTGCAGATGCTTCTGTTATAGAACTTAATAAAAAGTTAGCTTAGAACATTAAAATTTAAAATAAAAAATCGTCAAACCTTAAAGGTCGTTACTGGCCAATATAGTTTTCTGACGATTTCTATCTTGGTCATTAACGGCTCTTAAGGGAGTCGTTTTTAAATAATCTTTTTCCTGCTTCTTCAGCAGGTAAAATAAATGAAGTAAAATGGATGATTATACAGAAAGTCAAAAATTGGAAGTAAATATTCCCGATTCTAAACCTTTTAAAGAAGAGGAAGAAATTGAGGAAGACGAGAAGGAAACTCCGCCTGAACCTTCCACAGACGAAAAACCTGACGAAACTACTGAACAAGAAACAGAAGAGCCTGAGGCAGAATCTGACGATGAGCCTAAGGAAGAAGAAATTGTTCCAGAAAAAGACGTTGAAGTTGATAGTGAA